CACAAAGTTTTCTTGACCGTGTGTATATTGCAGGAGGAACTGGACAGCGTATCAGAACATACAACGGTTCATCATTTGCCTCTCTGGACTTTAACGTAGCTCCATTTGCAAAATATATCATCGAATACAACTCACGTTTGTACGCTTTTAATTGTGCTCTCAGCGGTATCGGCTCATTTGCCTCACGAGTTTTCTATACCGACTTACCTGTAAATAGTGCAGGAACTCAAACAGTTACGTGGGGACTACAGATTGGAAATGATCTAGTAACAACAGCGTCTTCCGCGGTAGTATCATCCTCTTTGGCCGACTTCATACGAAATGGCGTGAAAGTAGGAGATCCCTTCTTTATCTATGAAGGTTCAGATGTCGGTGAATATGAGGTTAAAACTGTTGATTCTGCAAACCAAATAACTCTTACCACAACGCTTACCGCAACGTCCTCTAACCTTGATTATTGGGCGGGCGGTAACTGGTTTGACGTATCAACTAATAACAGTGATATGGGTATGGGTTTGGGTAAAAATGCAGACAGACTTCTCTGTTTCAAACGGTTCTCACTCCATAAGTTCAACAAGGGAACGTCAGCAGATTTAGATACATTGATACAGATAAAAAATGTTCCAGGTACAACATCTCAACGCTCAGTAGTGAACATGTATGATTGGACATTCTATTGGTCTGACACTGGACTATGGAGATATGACGGAGCGACTTCTAAACTAATCTCAGGGCCTTTACAGGACATTGTAGAAGGCATTAGTGCATCAAACCTATCCTCGGTTGTCGGATGGGCTGAGAAAGAGCGAGTCCTTAAAATGTACGTTGGAGATGTAAGTAATACCGAGACAAATATATCAATCTCAAAATGTGTCATCTGCTATGACGTACTCTCTGATAACTTCTGGACTGAATCATATAATGATGTGATGAATTGCGTTACCCCTTGGGTTGCTTCTACAACGAGTACTCTTGAAAACTACATCTTCTCAAGTACAGGTGAGGCGTTTCAAACACCATCAGGAAATGCACACGATGATGTGGCTATATCAATGGAAGTTGAGACACCATTCTATTTCCCTATCGGCCCAGAAGTTGAGGTAAATTTCACACGATTTAAGGCATACACACAAAGTGGGCGAGGATTTTCTGTTCAAGTTAAGTTTGCCTATATTGATGGGAAGATAGATAAGGACTGGAAAGAGCTAGACATGGTGAAAATTACCGAGGATGAGATTGAAGTTAAACCACGAGAAGCAGATCCACGAGCATCAGGATACTCTTTACGCTTTGTTGAAAGCTCAACTTCTGCTCAATATCCAACCATTGAGAGAATTGCAGGGTACTACATACCTGGAGGTTTACGATGAGTAGTGACTCAAATCTAGTAAAGATGCTTCAAAATCAATCAAAAGATGAGAAGAGGCGTAACTATCAGGATAGACAATCCCAAATACTACCCGAAGAGTACGCTTATCTTACTAATCAGGATGTTACCTATGAGTCTGTTGGGTTTAATAAGTTTATGGAGAGGGTAGTTGAAGAGTCTCCCTTCAAGATCTTTAGCTCAACAGAGCTGATAGACCAAGTAGAGAGAGGTTCTATAAGCTCAGATAAACTTGGCCCTATTTCAAAAGAAAACATACTACAGGCGATAAATGATCTGGTGAAACTTGCCGACAGTGCATCACTATCGACCTCACTTAGTGCGGGTTCACGAGCTACTCTCACCTCAACTCTCACAGACAACCAAGACCCAAACCGCATACTTCTTGGTGTATTTCATGTAACAGCATATGAGGGATCAATAGCTGCAAATAACGAGATACCTTTTGGATCAAGTATTACAGGGAGTGACTGGGACTCATATACAGCGCATGATTGGGGTTCAAACAACAACAGGTATACTAGTGCTAAGCATTATGTACGAAATCAGTCAGCAAGTACAAAGACTGTATTATGGGATCTCCACTGGAGATTTATAGGAGGAACAGCATCATGAGTCACGTAATAATCCACGAGTCGGGCAGAAAAACTATCGTTGATGGAAATATAGGATCGGTTTCTATAGAAGTCCGAGAATCAAACGGTCAGTTGGATAGAGTTGAAAAGGTTATGGGTATTTCAGAAATACCAAAAGATAATCTTCGAGAGCTTATGAGAGATCCACAAAACTTTGACGTATCTCGGTATTCGACAGGTGAAATAAAAGATCACGAATATTAGCTCAATATCCACACTTTATTGCGTGTCTATATTATACTAACCATATATGGCAAGAGACGTAGGTAGACTTGAAGCACTTTGGAGATCACTAGGTAATACTGGGGATCTTCCCGCAGGTTGGAACGGCCCAGGTGGTTCTCCAGAGAACCCAAACTATACACCGTATGAGCCAATTAAAGTCCCTACAGCAGAGGATTTACTTGGGGAGGAAACAAAGAAGATTCAAGAACAAGTAACTTTTCTTAAAGACTTTCTTGCCTCAAACCCAACAGGTTATGACGAAGTACTTGCTCGCCAGATGGCACAAGACAAATTCAAGCCATATTATGAGGAGATACTTAAAGATTTCGTAACGCCAATACAAGAAAAGATTAGTAGGTCTACAGCTGACGAAAACCAAGCAATAACAGAGCTTAACAGACAGACAGCCTCACAGAAACAATCAAGTGAGTTAGACCTTATGACTGCTATTGATAAAGCAAAAGAGGGCTTTGCTGGTTCAGGGTTATTTGGATCGGGTACTCAAAAGAGAGACACGGCACAAACCGATATCTATGGTAAGAGTAAATTAAATGATTACTTATCAAATCAACAATACAAATCAGGTCAGTTACTTGAGACGGGCCAGAGAGAACGACAAGACTATCAGACTGCAATAGACCAGAAGAATAGGGATATCTTCGGAGCAGGAAGAGAATACGATACCGCAGTGGTTGGAGATGTGCAGAATCAGGAAGCTCTCGCTCAGAAGCAACTTGGCATTAAAACCATTGATGCTGTATCAAGCAGGTTCGGATCACCGCTGATTGATATCCCAAATTACTTAAATTTGTATTCGGGGAACTACTAATATGGAAACAACACTACCTCAAAATGTAGTAGACGCACGAACGGCTGCACAGAGTGCAAGCAATACCGTTGGTCAATTTAACTCAAAAGGATACACCATTGAGGATGAATTAAAGAAGGTAGTACAGGAATCCTTGGACTACAACAAAGACATCGTAGAGAAACGATCAGGAGCTTTGGCGGACTACCTAAAAGCACCCGCAGATGCAGGAGTTAGGTATGGCGTTCAACAATTTTCACAAGGCCCACAAGCAGGACAAACAAACCAAGACTTCGTATGGAATCCCTTTGAGAGAAACAAGATGATTCAGGGATCTATCGGTAACGCAATGATCCCATTCTCTACTTACAACACACTACTCGGTATGCGTGAAGGAGATGTAGGCAAGCTCGTTGATGCTGGAACACGAGCATTTCAAGCAACGCAATCCGCAGCTCAATCTCAAGCACAAAATGCACGACAGTACTATTCAGACGTTTTGGGTGAGTTTACTACTATGCAAGATATACAAGCTCGCCAGCAACAACTCCAGCAAGAGCAACAGCGTATAGATTTTGCAAAAGAAGAAGCAGCAAGGAAAGCAGCTACAGCAGGTGGTTCAGGAACAGACTCATCTTGGATAGGGAGTGCACTCGCTCAGTTGCTCGGACAAAATCAGGAAGTTCCACAAACAGCGCCAGTAGCACAACGAAGTCCTTATGCCTCGTACGACAATCCTCACTCACAGTTTGTAACTGAGGAGCAAGATCAACCTAACCAGGTTGGTGACTTCTTGTCGGGTGTAAGTAACTGGATTGGCGATAAGTATAATAAGTATGTTACGTACCAAAATTTAAACCCTTTACGATAGGAAATAACTTATGCGAAAGATCTACAACATTCAGGCAGCACGAGCATCTGGCATGAGGGATGAGGATATTCAGGCGTTTCTTTCCCAGAACCCAGATATATCACCCAGTGAATCACTCACCCCCGATCAAGGCAAGTTAACCGATTTCATACCAGTAGCAACGGGTATTGCTGGCGGAGTCTTGGGAGCACCACTTGGCCCAGTAGGAAGTATCGCTGGTGGAAGTTTAGGGTCTGGAGCAGGAGAGTTTTTACGTCAGTTAATTGAAGGTGAAAAGACAGATGTCGGTAGAGCAGGAAAAGAAGCAGCTCTTGGACTTATAGGTGGTGGAGCAGGTGAGTTAGCCTCAGGTGCTTTACGAGTAGGAGGCAAGGTACTTTCTAAAACCCTCTCAGGTGTTGGAGATGATCTTGCTACTCGTGCATTTAGGCCGAGTCCTACTGCATTAGAGAAGTTTGCAAAGACAGGTGAGGAGTTCCCACAATTCTTGCAAAGAAATAACCTAGCAGGAGCAGATGTTGATGCAATCGCTGAGAAAGCAAAAGTTGTTCAAAACGCATACGACTCACTTATTCAATCAGGGACAAAGATAAGTGGTGAGAAGTATTCTGGATCATTACTTAACGAAGCGGTTAAATATGCTAATGCAGATGATCCAGCTACACAAAAAATAGGCGAGGAGTTGTTTAAACTTGCAGGAAACATTGAAAAGAAATATGGCAGTAAGATGATTCCAGCTAAAGAGCTACGAGCACAACGCATAATGACAGATGAGTTATTGCCTAAGAACGCATTTATGAACTCACCAATAGACTCTGGTGTATCTGGTGTTATGAGACAGACACAAAAAGATTTAATTGATGAGGCTGCAAACACTGGAGCAACAGGCAAGGAACTACAAAAATTCTATAACCTCCTAGATATTGCAGAAAAAGGACAATACAAGGGTAAGGGAAGTTTACCTGGTGGTATAACAACTCTTACGGGTGGAGCAGGTGGAGCAGCAGCAGGTGGCGTACCTGGGTTTATTGCAGGAACAGCGGGAACACTTGCTTTGAATAACCCAAGAGTAATAAATGCGCTGTCGAAAGCCTCAACTATGGCGGGTCGAACGCTTCCTAAGATCCCTGGATCAGTTATTGCAGGGCAAGCATTTGGACAAGGTGGCACACAAGCATTGTTTGGTGGTGCTCCACAAGGTCAAGAAAATACGACTCTCCCATCGGGTGACTCAGCAAATACATCCTCTTCAAATATGCCTCAACAAGATCAGTCAGATAGAATCTTGCAGGTACTTCCAGCGTTGATGATGCAGGACTTGCAACGAACAGGTGGAAAAAATATCCCTGAGATCATGCAGGTAGCTAATGCAATGAAATTGGCAAAAGAGATGGCAGGTGGGGGTAAACAGTCTGCTAACCAAGCTGCACGAGAAGAGGTTGGATACGCAGTGAAAGATGCCTTCGACCAGTTTAAACAAGGCGGTCTAAAGACAGGCATAATTTCAGGGCCTCTTGAGTCAGTTAAAGCAAAATTCAATGCAGCTGATCCTAAAACATATGCTTTCCAAAAATCACTCGGAAACTTGCGAGGACTGATAGCAAAGGCTCGTGGCGGAACTGCGTTTTCTAAGTTTGAGCTTGAGATGTTAAATTCCTACGTTCCAACAGAAAGTGATTCAGCTCAAGAGATTGCAGCAAAATTAGAGAATCTCGACAAAATATTCTCAAGAGGCACAAACATCTCTGACGGAATAAACATAAACCAAGCACCAGGGTTCTAGTAATCTGCGAGTATTTCCCAGTATTTCTTTTTTCGGGGTTTATTCCTGTTCTTAATTTTGTAGGCAGTATATAACAATATTGTTATGGCGAGTATTCCAATGAGTATTTCCATATTAGTATTGAAATCCTTTCTTTTCCATACAAGTTCCGACTAAAAATTTCTTTAGGTTTATAGCGTCCTGTGTTGTCTTAACAGGAGCTCCTCTGAGATCTGCTTGTGTGAAGGCTTCTGTACACTCTTGGAGTGCCTGTATCTTTGCATCCTCACTCATATCTGCAATAGACTTCTGCATACGAATATATTGCACTTCTTTGTTGTATATACTCTCCCTACGCTCCAATGATTCAGAGTACAAGATGAGGGCAACTAACGTTGTAATGATAACTATAATTAGATAAATATATTTCATAAATCACTCCTTAATGTCACCATTATATAAGAACTTAACGTACTTGTCAATAGTCGTTGCTCATGGTGATATACTAGATATATATCGTTCAAAAACTATACTAACTTATTACTTCTTGCCCTATGGAGACACCTACGAACAACCTTTTTTTCGACTGGTTAAGAAATAACATAATTGTAATTCTTGTAACCGCGACAAGTGTAATCATTGCCTACACACGATTAGATGCTCAGGTACAAGCTCTTGATGCCCGTGGCCAGGAAAGGGCTATACAAAGGGAGCGTCAGATTGGCGAATTGACTGCGCAACTAGAAATTGTTAAATCAAGTTACATAACAAGAACAGAATTAAATGCAGCAGTTGTATCCCGTTTAGACAGAATCGAGAATAAATTAGATGAGGCTATACAAAAGAAATGAGAGGATTAAATGACATTTTTTGAGTTCGTAAGGAAATATAACGGTAAACAGGTAGATGTAGATTCATCATACGGTTATCAATGTGTTGATCTCATGCGTAAATATTGCGAGGAGGTTTTAAATCTCAGCTTGTACTCTCTCCCAGGTGTACTTGGCGCAGGTGACCTTTGGAATAAAGTTCCCGACAATCATCCTAACTTCAAGAAACTTAAGAATTGGCCGTGGGCTGTACCACAACAAGGCGACATTATCTTGTGGGGACGAAGTAAAAAATTACCCTACGGTCACGTTGCTATCGTTAATACAGCAGATCTTTGGAAGATTTCAAGCTTCGATCAAAATTGGGATGGCAAACAGCGATGTGCAGTAGTCGATAATCATAATTATTCAGGATGCCAGGGATGGCTTAGAAAGAGATAGGTATGCAAAGTCCACAAGGAACGATAAATAACTCCGACATAAAGAGTTTGCTTATAACAGCAGGTCTTTTTGCTCTCGCATCGTTCATCACGTTTCTATTACAGAATTTAGGAGTGCTACAACTTGATTCCTCTCAAGCAATGTTTGTACAATTCATTTTAGGAATGATCCTCAAGTTTGTACAAAAGTTACAAAGAGGAAATTAATACATGGGGGCGCTAGGCTGAGGGGCAGAGCGTCCTCTCTTAAAATTTATAGTTCATAGTTTACTGTATACTTAACTATGTCACGAGTTGAATTGTCTAAATCACAGAGACAATATATTCTTGAGCGGGATAGCCATTATTGCCAATTCCCTATCCACCTTACAGATAGTACATACAGGCCGTCCAGAAGAACTGATAGTCTCCAAATACATCACATAGTTGCGTACCGCTTTGCTCAGGTATATCTCGGTTGGTCAGATGAGCAGATAAACGATTCCTCAAATCTCATAACATTATCTGAAAAATATCATCTTGGGGTAATTCACCCTGATATACTCGTTGCAAAAGAACTGAACCGTGGTGGGAATAAAAACGCCTTTAACGAATGTTTTGCACACCGAAGACATCTAACGGACAGAGGAGAACCATACTGGTACACCGCATATGATGATATTTTTAAGAGAATTGTTGCCGAACGTGAACATTTTATGCACAAGGCGGATAAAGTTTATCCACGAAAATTGAGGAGAGTTAGTTAATTTCCTCTATCTCTATTTCTATCCTACCTATCCTATCTTTCCCGCCATGTCGTACAACTAACTCTTTCACAAATTCGGGCGTATCATCGTGTAATACATATTTCTTTAATCCATCGATCCAACTCTTACATTCATAGTTATCTACATCCATCTGTCTTTTAAGATATGCCGTGAATATTATACGTACAGGCCTCTCAAGTCGCTTACAACGGCTTGTCTTGCTATGGACGAGTAAATGTACTCTATTTGCATGTGCAGCCCTCTTAGTCCAATGTAGGCCCGCATACATCTTATTCCAGCTAAGCGGTTGCTCTCCCTCAAACACTATCTTCATTAAATAACTGTAACATATAAATATTTGCACCTCACCGTTAGACCGATGAAGTGCAAATATTTGGGGTTGTAGTGACGTAATAAAGATATGACGCTTAGACTACATATCCTCTAGTTGATCTTTGTCGCGAACTAACATCGTTTTAATTAGGCTAGAGCCTCCACCCAACGACTGTTTTGCGTTTTCACTCCTGCAATTAGTCTTACCCACCAACCGCACCGTCACTTTATTTATAGCCTCCCTGAACCATTATTACTCTCCATACTAAATCAGATCTCTCTTTCTCATCCGCCTCAATGGACATAAGCACAGTATTATCGTCTTTCTCTACTGCAATAACTCGTACCTTACGACCCAAATCAGTCATCTTCTGAGCTTCTTTTTTGTAGATCTCAAATACTTCCTTCGAGTATACCGAACCCTGATGTTCTTTCATTTATCCCTATCTCCTTAGCAAAGTACCGACTAAAAACATAACAAGGCATACAGCAAGTACTAGATACGCAGTGTTGTCACCTGTTGTTGGCAAAACACTGTTTGCTTTAGGGATTATACCTACTTGTGTGTTGCAGTTGTCTTCGGGTCTGAGGCAGCCGAGCGAACCTGTTTTTCCATCACTTCGGTTATCTGAGAGATCTGTTCTTGGAGTAGGTGCAGGACTCTCAGATTGTCTCGGTGTACTTGTAGGCTCATTATGTTGACTTGGCGTTGGAGTAGGAATATTACTAGGAATAGGAGATTGAGTAGGACTTGGACTAGGACTATTAGTTCCATAAGGACTCCTTGTAGGGCGGGGTGAATGATAATAATTAGACATATTTTTTATTTCCTCTTTAACCTCATAATATTGTGGAGGGGAGTAACTAGGTCTGAGAAAGTACGGTTTTCTCTGAGGAACTCAGTGAAGACATTATATCTTCTCTTCTCATCCTCGTATCCTTCAAAGAAGTAGTTGATTGGTAAATCAAGTTTTTTAGCTATCTCATACAACTGCATCGAGCTAATTACTACTCTTCCTGTTTCCCATGCGGATATACATGACACATTTGAATACAAAATATCTGCAAGATCAGCTTGTGTCATACCGTTGATCTGGCGTGCTTTCTTTATACGAAGCCCTATGTGCTTTGTTGTCATACTTCCAACCCTTCTGCAAGTTTGATAATCTCATCGTCTGTCATTTCTTCTATCTTTTTCTTTGCTTGGACAGGAGTGTTTACTCTCTTGGATTTCATAAAATCACTGATGCCGTAATACATACGACTCGGGTCTTTTTTACCTGGTCTGTTTTTAATAACAAGCATTACATTTTTTCCAACGATAAGTTTTGCTATATCTTGTGAAGTTTCTATACGTGCCATTTCTTCAACACTTGGGTCACGTTGTAGGAGTGTTCTCAGTAGGGCCATTAGATTAGATTTCTCATTTACCACTGGGTTAAATGTTTGGGTGAGATATCTGTCTGCATGTTCCCCCTCAGCAATGGTAAATTTTATATCGAGTACGTCTGTTTCTTCGTTCTTGAAATTGTTGAACTTTTTAGTCTCGACTATTTCTGTAACTACCGCTTCATATAACCCATCTTCAATAGGGTCAGATGTGTAGTCTCCTGGTTTCATTATTTTAATAGGCATAAAAACGATCTCCTTATGTAGTTACAGTAATAAAACTAATATTCTTCTCTCTTAAACAATACAATATCCCTCTGCATAATTCTCTATGATTCTTTGAGAGTCTAAAAATTTCGTCTTTGTGAGTTATTGCGATTCCCTTAAAAGACTTTCTTTTTCCGAAAAACACCTCAACTTTCTGTATGTCTAAAAGATAAATAAGTTTCCTTGCATCAATATAATCGTATATCTCTTTTTCCCATTTGTGATACTCAATCAGTAAAAACAATCCGATCCACCGTGATTTCTCTGGCTTACTTGTCGGTGGTAGTTCTCTGTATATTTTCACGATATTCCCTCATCTTTACTCGTATTCTTTCTTTATGTTCTTCGCTGAGTGCCTTACCTTTATTCCACGGTGCAACTCCCTTTCGTTTACTGAGCCGAGGCTTTCCAACTAAACTATCCGATATCTTTTGTTTTACCTCTTGTGACCAAGACTTCCCTTTATTCCATGCTGTCCGTGACATCTGTATTTATCTCCTTTTCTATTTGTATTTTCCCTGTACGTATTTGCTCAAGTTGCTGTTTAACGTATGGATCACAAAGATACTGTAATTGGCTTGCAGTTAGTGTATCTTTGTTTTTAAGTATTGCCTTAACTCTATAGTTGGCTCTATTGACTAGCTTTCCCATAGTGCTATCCCAAGCATCGCGACTACCTTGATCTATCCCTGTTATCTTAGTGAAATAATTTGAACGTGTTAACATCCAATTAAGCTCATATTTTTTACCTGACCAAAGAATAGGTTTAGGGCTTTCTGGTAACGTATTACTTGTGTAGTAATTGCTTATCTCTATTATATCGCGTATCCATTGTTCGTCAAGTACTTTGTCTACCTCTATTCTTACTTCACCCAAAGTTAAATCGTCTTTTGAGATATACAGAACTCGTCCTTCTTTAAGTCCCAATCCTTTCATATATGTGTAGACTTGGAGTGCGTGATGATGGTATGCCGTGGTAAGACTTTCGTTTTTATTGTGTTTCCAAAACACCATCGAGTTAATACTTTTTATGTCATATACCAGTGGGGGTAATCCGTCTGGGTATTTCTCTTCTATTTGTTTCATTAGCTTCTCAGCAATCGTCATCATACCTGTTGGGAATTGTAGGTACTCAAGCATAGGGAGTATCTTTTTGCTCTGATCCCAATCGGGCTTTCCTCCCGCAACAAAGTCGAGGTGTCCTATTACGGGTAGATGATTCCCCTCTATCTTTACTTCTGTCTGCTCTGCACGAAGTAACCCTGACTTCATAAGTACAATTCGTACTAGCCATTCGTACAATCTACCTGCCTCAAAGACACGCAATATTCGTGGGTCAAACTTATTAGTGAAGGGCTCTCCCTTCATTTTGTAATATCTATCAAGCATCGAAGTTCCCACCTCGGACGCTCGAATATAGTCTCTTGCAACGACTTCGCGTTCACGTTCCAGTAGTGTCTCATTCCATATGTCCGCAATGCTCCAGCGTATCATCCTGCTACCTCATTATCTTTCACATTCTCAAGTTCGTTTATAAAATTAGACATAAAGGTAAAAGATAGATTGGCAAGTAACGCTGTTAGTTTCTCACTCCCAAATACTCTATATGCTGTTTGGACTCCACTTTTTCCCTCATCTTTTGCAATAAGTATTATTGCTGAGTCGACATCAATAACATCTTCCTTACCATCTGGCGATATTATTATTATTCTCGATTTCTTCTTCTTTTTCTTATTAGTAATTTCAATCATACTTAATGATGTATCCTCCGTGTAAAGGCTACTTTATCCAAGAATTTATATACTCGTATAACTTCCCATCCCCTACAATCGTTGTTGTCGCAATAGCATCTGCGAATTGAATAGTTCTTATCCTTCATCTCTCTTCTGTTGAGTCCTGTTGAGGCCATGTAATGACCTTCATAGTCTACAAATGATTCTTTTCTCATACGATATGTTCCTCTCATCTTCTTTTATGCAATGTCCTTCTTAAAAATATTTTGAATAATTTAAGAGCAACTCCAGCCCCAACGATCATTACTCCTAGTGATATGACCTCGTGGGATTTAGGTAGTCGTGAAGGCGGTATTTCCTGACACATATATTTATTCTCCTTTCTAGTCAACGATTCTACGTTGTTTAGCACATTCATCACCTCGATCAAGTGCTGCTTTAATTTCTTCTTGTGTTGCACCTTCTTTGTAGGCTCTTCTTACTGCTCGCTCCAACCCCACACTCAGCACTTCTCGTTGTCCTTGGTCGTGTGCTTTGCGATCTCTTGAATACTCAAGTGCTGACCATTCAAGATCTATTAGCTCTTTCCTCACGTTTATCGCCTCCTCCCAACTCTATGTTGTAGTGAGACCTCCTTGAACATAGATCTTTCTTTTCTCTCTATAGTGACTACTATATGCCTGTCGCATAGTCATATTCAACTTATCTGCCTCTGAGATGATTGCATTGTTTGTATTTATAGGCCACGGTATAGCAAGGTCAGGGTCATCGTATCTAATGGTTCTTTTCGGTCTTCCGTCATATGTTGCACTTACTCCGTACAAGTAAAGAATTGTCTCATCGCCATATACACAATAACTGTTGGCTATTCCCTCAGGTAAGAAAAAAGTTCTTCGTGGGGCGTTTGGCTTGGTGTTGTCTACGTTGTAGTGGATTGCTTTTCCAAAAGTGGGTGATTGTTCTCGAAGATCTGCAAACGCTACAAATACTTTGCCGTTTAAGGGTGTAATCATTTTGTCCATATATTCCGCATGAAGACCTCGAATAGTGTTAGGGACGCTTTGCGATAGGTTGCCTTGTATTGGCCTCACCTCTCGGCCTAGTCGTTTTCCTATATCCTCAGTGCGATAGATTTCTTGAAAGAAACCTCGATCATCTGGGTAGAGTGGGCGTTCGATAATATATACGCCTTTTATTGGAGTGTTCTTGATATGTTCATTCATAGTGATATCTTTCTCATAATTGTTAAATTTTTTCTGCGAACTGAATCGTACCTATTTCTATACTTACGCTTACAATCATCTGAACAAGCGACTGGTGCGTAGATGTTTCCCTCCGATCTTTGGCCTGAACGCCAATAAACAATACCGCACATAAGACAAGTATATTTTTTAAGAAGAGTTCCCCTATTTTGTTTGGGTACTCCTCGAAATTGAGCCATTCACCCCTCCATCTCTTTTTGCATCTCAAGAACTACATCTAGTATTTTGTCAGCCATCTTTACCTTACCCTCCCCTATAATATTCTTAAATATAGTTTCTCCTTTGTTGTTAGCTACCACCTATATTTTCCATTCAAATAATCTTGGCAATGTTCAGGCAAGGGAACGAAGCTTGCGTTACTCCAAGTTCTTTTCTCTCCCAAGAGGTCAACACCTTCGTACATCCCTTTATCTTGGTCAATCAAGTCTATCCTTAGTATCGACTCAATGGGGAATTGCCCTAGGTATGAGCGTTCGATAGCCCAATCACCAATCTTGATCTCTGGTATAACGTAGCGTTTTGCATCTACATATTCTATATAAAGATGTTTTAGCAAGCCAAGCAGTTTAGCGGTAACTTCTACCACTTCACTTTTCTTTAAAGTTCTATTTTTATTCATTCTGTTGTCTCCTTGTCTGCCCATGATTGTATCGACTTCTTGGCGTTCTCAATATCTGATCTACTAACCACTATTTCCTCTGATCCAAGTCCTTGGCGTACTCGCCCCATAGTGTCTAATGTATCGAGAAAAGCTAAAACTGATTTTTTTATTGTCTGTTTCGTGGCGGTGTGGATTTCGTGTTGGATGGTATCCGCACAATCCCACGCCCATGATTCAATAGAACCTGAGCTGTACCGCCTTATAATGTTGTATATCTTCTCTCGCCATCCGTTATTGTCCATGGGTTTTGCTCCTTACGAATGTCAGCTCATCAACACTACCGCGGACTTCCAGTGGTGCGTCAATTACTCTTACAGCACCAAGAATCTTCTTAGTTCGTATATGGACGATGACAAACTCCTGACCAACCAGTTCGTTAAAATCATGGACTTTGCTTTGGAATCCAGTAGTTGATACTATTCTCATATTATTGTCCATGAGATCTCTCCTTGTACTAAGTCGTTATCGTTATTCATAAGCCTCCTTTGACTATTTCTATGACATCTTTAAGTGCTTGGTTGTACAGTGGTGACTTTGTAATTCTATTTCCTTTTAATCGTATCTTCTCCACTAATTGTTGTTTGTATTGGGAGAGTTCTTCGATCCTGGCTTCCTGAAACTCCTCTAGCAAGTGTTCTGCTTTTTCTTTGGATATACCGTAGTCAACCATTAATCTTGCGACGTTCCAGCTGTAATTATGGTACTTATCCATATCATTCCTTCCCTTCTGTATAGAGAAGAGCTTTAAATCTTTGACGCATCTTTTCTACAAACTTCTCATACCAAGCATTACCGTCTTCATCAACTATTACTTCCGATTCAAATAAAATAGCTAGTTGTCTAATTTCTTTTTTCCACTCCTCATCCTTTTTAGAGAGTTCCCTTGCAACATATTCAACTACGTTATCAATATCGAGCTGTTCACCTACCTTGTAGCCATATTCGTTTGTGATGGTATCTTTTGGTAAGTTATTTATATCTTTTCGTATCTGTTCTTCTAATGTATTTGTCATAGATTATTTACTCTCTTTCTGTAAGTCAGAAATAATAGCTAGTACGGTCTTCTTATCTAACAGTTCCTTAGTACCTACAAAGCCATCGTCTGAGTTTCCTACATTTTGATATTGTCCAATTATTCTGTCTGGCTTCTGCTTCTCTATACGCTCTTTTAGTTGTTCTAGGAGTTGAGAGTGGGATTCAATAAAGAAACTTACTAAGTCTGGTACGGCTCCGTGTGGTGTTCGTGTTTCAACCATTAGTTTTATTCGTTTTCTGTAAGATTCTTCCCATTGAGATTGTTTCATATCGACTTCAACCTTTCTAAAACATCCTGCGGTGTGTGACCATCCCACTCAGGTGCTTTATCGTAAGCAACAACTCGCAAATCAGCCCACTTATTCTCTGGCAAATGATAGGTAATTTGTTTTCCTTTAACTGTGCCGATTCCCGCAATAAACCATCCATCCCATACCGAACCATCTGAGTGAACTTTTGACTTCCAAGGTAGCGAGTCTTCTTCTGGGTCTAATCTATAAAGTGTGTTGCAGAAGGCAATAAAAAGGGTTATCCGATGGTCGTACAGTTCACCAAACGTGTGATATCCGTCACTAATTAGATTTGTGTCTATACCTTCTTGTTTAATAAGTTCGTTAATTTCATTTACTGTCATATTGTTTTCCCGTCCTCTTTCTGCTGTGGTGAGTATTTAGCTATTAGTTCATCTAGTTTTGCAAACGGTATCGTCCACTCTCTTTCACCAGTAACCTCTGATGTAATAAATCCGGTATTTAAATTAGGGTTTTTCAAATCCTGCACCATTTCTTCTTTGGTGGCTTGGATGGCTTGGTCAACAATTGTATCTGTTGCCATGTATCCTCGCTCAGCACCACATTCGCCACATACAAAATTAACAGTGTCACCATCAAGATACCCAATAAGGTTTCCACTGCACTCTTCTGAGTTGCATTCTATGCATGTCAACATCCTTACACCTAGTCGATTAGGTTTCACTGTCTCTACTTCACTGATTGGTTTATCCATGACTTTCTATCCTCCTGTTCTTTTTGATTTACCTCGCTGTTGCATTGAGCACAACAACTGCTATCGCCACGATAAACCATAAACGGGTATCGCTTCATTAGTGTGTGGCAAAGTCTACATTCGGCTATTGTATATTCACGCATAGTTACTCCTTAATTGATCCCTTGTTTTTTAATCATCTCCATAAGCCATTCGGCAAAATATCTTCTGGTTGTATTTGGTAGGGTTTTTTTAATATCTATATTGAAATTCTGGATAATACAGTTATCAATTTTTATTGAAATACTACCCTTCCTGACAAATATTTCATCAAGTAAATCAAATATCTTGAACCATTTATCTTGATTCACTCCATCCATTACAACACCTCTAAGAATTATTTCTTGCTTCTTTTCAAACATAGTATTTATTCTCCCTTCTTCTCGTAAATATTGCCAATCACTTCTGTTTTTGTCGTATCTCCGAGCGATTGGAATCTTCTCGGTCTGGTAAGTGATAGTTTGATAAATCGTGCTTTATCTTGTGACCACTTCACCTCAAAAGGAAATTGAGGGTTCCTGTTTATAACAATATCGCCCTCGTATATCTCTTTGCCGTTCTTGTCTTTGAGGTTAGTGTATTGCATGACAACAAATTCTGGGTCGTTAAACGCTCCTCTGTAGATAGAGTCATGAGGTGTGACGAACGCCTCAAGCACCTTGCTCCAAAATCTAAATTTAAACTGTCTTTGCATTTTTTTCTCCCTTCAATTCCTTTTGTAATGTGGCTAGTTTAGAGCTGAGTCTACGAACTGCGCTATTAAAACCTTCCATCCGTTCTCTTGATTGAAGGCTGTCCACTTCCTCCATCACCAGTTCAGCTAGGATAGTAGAGAATAGGGTGGCTATTTTCTCAACCTTCTCATCTTCGTGATCTATCCCCACGATGTTGCCACACACTAAGCACGTTCTAGGGTCTTTGTCACTAGGTACGGCGGTATGACTTCCTAGTGCATATCTAACCTGTTCTCGTATATCTTCTACTGGTGGTGTGCCTTGTAATTTTTTAATAGCATTGTCAAATTTACTCACTAGATCAACTATATGCTGTGGCATATCTTCTACTGGTGGTGTCATCGACTACCGTCCTCCCTAAACAGCCAGCTTTCAACTACATGATCTCGTATGCTATAGTCGTATTTATTTTCCTTACTAGGCTCGACACCACAATTTAGGCAAATTGGTTGTACTGCTTTACTTCCATACGGGTGTTCGTGAAAGAAATGCTGATAGCAATTTCTACATGTATATGTCATTCTATATGTTTGATCTTTCATAAATTCCTTTCATCTTGGTACCGACATAAATGATGGGACCAAATAGGTATGGTCATTAGTAGGCTGTTGTGCTTTCATAGCAACTCCTTTTCTAGTCGAGTCTGCTCATAGAAACTCCGTGGATGTTTCCAGAAATAAAACAACATTTTTGCTCGACTTACTTTATCGAGTTCTTCGTATCTCCAACGCCAATTAAAGTCGCATTCGTCAATACTAAGTCTATTTTTAATGTGGATTTTTCTAAGGAGTTCTTTTTCGTAGTGATATACGTACATATTCCTTATGAGTAAAGCGATTGAGAAAAGTATCCATAGCCATATTAAAATCATGTTTACTCCTTCAATAGGCTAATAAGATGGTTTATTTTTGCTTCAAAAACATTATTTATAGTACTTTGTAACTGATCTTTCGTTAGACGTTGCTCATACACTTTTGACATATCTATATATTCAATTTCTGCTTTCTTATCTTCCTCAACTAGCTCAGATATGATGTATATGATGAATTGCTCTAAAGACTGGCTTTCTTCTTTTTGTGATTCCCAATAGTAATCAAGGAGTTCATTAACTTCTATGTATCTTTTGTTACTCATTCTCTTATTCCTCCGAATAAAGGTAATTACATTCAACGCAGTGGTAGTCACTACCGATATCTGTTGTTCTTTTGACAACTTGTCCACCGCAAAAGAAACAGAATTGTTGATCTTTATATTGTTTTTCTAAACTTGGGTGTAAGTAAAAACCAGATCGTGCGAGTACGCTCCAAATACCTTTTGCTTGAGAAAACTTATCTGCTTCGATTTCTGGATTATTGAATAACTCAGCCATACAAATTGCGTCCTTAAATTTATCTCCACCGTTTGCAAGAGTAAGCCACACTTGATCTTTCGGTGACGGTTCAGCGTCTCGAACATTAACTTCTACTGTAGTCTGCTCTGGATTTACTTGCTCTTGTGGGGCTGTAGAATTGTCAATAAAGTCCTCTAAGTGTGTTTGATTATTAACTATTTCACTCGTTGTATTTTCTACCTTATTCTCAATTGCAGGAGCTTGCACAACTACTGGCTCTTTTTTAATTGTCTTTTTAGTTTTTTTCTTCTTCGTTGCCATATATTCCTTCGATTTCTGCTATTAATTTTGAAATAATATCACTAGCACGTTCGAGTATCCCTTCGGTATCAAGCGGTGCGACATCCTGAATAGCTTTTTTCATCTCTAAGCCACCGAATATTGCCCCATCTCGAAATGAACGTGAAACAATGCTTTGTAATGTAATTTTATCCATATAATCTCATCTCCTTTATGAACTTATTGTACTTCCAGTGTCACCATTGTCAAGTACTTGCGGTACTTCTAATTTTCGTACTCGTATCTCTTCTTCTAACTCCTGTAATTTATACATAATCTTTGAAAATACTTGCGCCATGTTGGTATACGATTCGATTAATTCTGCATCGTTTAAAATAGACTCATCACCTCCTCTTTCGTCATCTCTTCAACTTTCTGTTGTGGTTTATTTCGGTTATATATTGCAATCATGTCTACTTCTTCACCGCTCACAACGTAGGCACTTTTTTCATTAAATATGAGGTCAATCCGTCCGTTTTTTCCCTTCTTTGTCTTTGCAACAGTGAGCGTACCAGTGTTTAATTGCTCACCTTTATCATTCATACCTCGATCAATAAGAAACACCTCGGTTGCGTCTTGTTTGAATGAAGCACTACCCGCTATATCATCCATAGTGAGCCCACCTTTTGCACTTTTGATTGATCCGCTTTTGTTTATGTGGGCAATTATGAGTATCGCTACTTTGTTTTTCTTAGATAATTGAGCAAACTTTTTCATTGCGTTTTCTTGCTCTTCAATCTTGTTTTTCTCTTGCTGGATGAAATACCCTACGTGGTCAATGATGATAGCCGAGTACAATCCTTGCGTCTTTTCAATGATGCGTACAAGTGTATCGAGGTTAGGACATTCGGTCTTTGTGTATACGTGAATGAGGTCATCGTCATAAAACAGATCATTATCTGATACTTGCCCAAACATCTTGTTCAATCGGCACGATGCAAGGTACTCAAGAACTCCAAGATCGGGCTCAAGTGCAAAGTAGAGACACCGCTTGCTCTGTCTACGTATGCGTTCAACAAAATTACACGCAATACTCGTTTTTCCTACGTTGGTGTTGCCTGTCATAACGTACACATGACCTGGTAAAAAACCTGTAACTATGCGGTCAAGCTCGGGAAACCCTGTCTTGGGTGCGCCAACTTCATTTTTCCTATCCTCAATTATGGATAGTGCCATGTCTCTCGGTTTGTGTGGTTCGGGTATGTCTTGCTTCTTGAGTAGTGATTCTCTATGTCTTTCAACAATGTTACGCCATGTTTTTCGCACTTCTTGCGGGTCTTCACGAAGTAGGGAAGGCGTACATTTTTTATCGCACCAATTAAGAAAAAAAGGTAATGCTACAATATCCCATAGTTTTTCTTCGATATTGGATACCAAGTACCCCGCAATTTGTGCCGACCTCTGGAAACGTGTTCCCTCGGGTGCTTCCATTTCAAGTATTGAGCCTAGGAAATCTTTTTTGATTGCCACTCCCTTATTTTTTCCCATCTCCGAAAGCAAAAGTTTCAGTTGCTCTTGCCCGTCAAGTATGGGATAGGGCTCGCCCGTCAAGTCTTCGCAATCTCCTGTTACGGTGAAATATCTTTCCTTGCTGTATACCTCAAACCCTTGCTCCGCTATCGCCTTGTCTATCTTGCCACGAATTATTATGTGAACACCATTTCCACTCGGTGATACTTCCGCATAAGAGTTAAATCTACTCACAATTTCTAATGCAAATCTGTTTATTCTTCCGTCTTCTCTGCACTTATCCAAGTCTATTCCTGAATAGGGATCACCCTCAGTAAACACAAACCCTATACCTGAAAACTTGCCGAAATTGAATTCCATTATCGCCTCACGAAACGTACCCCACGTATTCGGGTCGTTTGAGCTTGCCTTACTCTCTGGCTTAGTGGGATTGTAGGGTACTTTGGTCTTCTTGCCGTTGCCTGTTTCAACCATGTTCCAACAAACCCATTGCCTTAGTTTCTTTAATTCCTCAGGGATATTATTTTGGTTCACATTAACCCGCTTTCCTTTAAAAATTGTATTCTCTCCTGCATCTTTGCATCGTGTTCTATTTCCTCTATGTGTTGAGACTCTGGGCGCAGTGCCAGAAAGTCGCCAATCTTATCAATCGGTTCTTGATTCTTGTCTCGTAACCTGAAAAATATCGTTGGTGTTATCTTGTCGCACCAGTAGTTATCCAAGGGGATGTTTGATATCGCAAGACTTATTTGATCCATTGTGTAGACGGTTAACCAGTGGGATATATTCTTTTCCATTGGTTCAAGTGTTGCTACTTTGTTTTTAAGCACCTGATTAAAACTTTCCAATAGTTTTCCATATACTTCTTTCATTCTTTCATTCTTGTTAGTGGCCGGTCGTTGGCCGGTCGTTGGCCGGTCGTTGGCCACTTTGGTGGTTGGTTTCTCTTCGTTGATGTCTATTATTGTCTTATCTATGAGCTTTACTATCGTACCCTTGTTGGTCGTTTTGGTGGTCACTTTTTGCCATGTTTTCAATTTATCAAGACTAGTCCTGTATTGTCGCCTCGACATTCCGTAATTTTCGTAATCTCCGATCAATGCTTCCCCTTGTTCAAGTCCAAGGATATTAGGCGTTGAGCCTCTATGAGCACGTTTTGCAATGAACAACAGCAACACAATGGCAAGTGGGTAGTCCTTCGCCATGAGTTCCAAGTCTTCGCCTTCTCTGCTTACTTTTATGAATCCCGCCATAAGTTTTATTCTTCACACAAAAGAGCCAACTAGTAGACCGTGGCTATTTGAGATATACCTATGTCGTGCTAATTGGCTCATCTGTGTGAATTAATTTGTTGGTTATATTTGGTATATCTCACCTATGAGTATTACACCGTGTCACCATTAAGTCAATACAAAAAAAAGAGCCTGTTAGAGCTCTTTTCTTTTTTTATGTAGAACTATCAGTACTATAGGTATAGTTACCAAAAACAGTAATATATCAACTATTTTTTTACTATGCTTGAACAAGTCCACGCGCTGTAATTTTTCCATGATAGGCGCAAGTATAGCGCATATTCAATATTGTTTTTCCAGTTGTACACCTTATCCCATGATCCAAACATCTTGGTAAACCGCTCTTTATGCCAATAGTCGTTAATTTGCGTCACGCCATGGTCGGTTGTTTTATCTTGGTTTGTGTTGGTGCGCGTTGAACCCCACGTACTATTCTCACATTCGCTAATCATTTTGATAAAGTACTCAGTATCGGGTACTCCAGCCTTATTGAATATATCTCGGGCGTACTGAATTTTAACTTCTTTTGAAGGCTCTGTATTGACTTTGGGCAGGTCTTCCACACTGGCAATACTAGCAGTGGGCTGTGCTATTTTAAAACCGTTATAGCGGGTTTAGGAGCGTTGTAGGCTATAACTGGATTGCGTATATCTGTTTGATAGAAGAGCGTAAAGCAAACCAAGATAATTAGTGCGTACTTTCCTATTTGGTAGGTAAGCTCTTTTTTCCATTCTTCATGTTGTTTACGTATTTGTGATACGTATTTTATTTTTGTATTCATAGGGGCAGTTTGTTTTTTCATATGTTTTTCCTTTATTAATCTCATTATTTATAATTCTTTGTTCTAGCCATTATTCAAGATACATATGCCTTTGAAGCTGGCTTTGTTAATTGTTAGGAGCATTTCGCCACAAGTGTGTTTGAGTGTCTTTCAGGCTGGCTCTGGTCAATTCAGGGAGCATTGCGCTACAGCTATATATCTTGGATGCTGGCTAGAACTATTTTTGCTTGTTAATGAGCGAATAACTTAACTTATATATCCATTATATAAGAACCTTCGGTACTTGTCAATAGGGCAATATGTAGGGTAGGTTCTTAGCCAATTTACCATCTGATGGATACTATTAGCCTCAAAAGGTTATAGCATTGATATAACGCAGTAGATAATGGTCTATCATAGTGCACTGTTGTAGTGGACTATCTGGTATTGATAGTTAACTGTCATAGAGGTCTATCGTAGTGTACTGTTTGGTATGGATAGTGGGTTGTCATAGTGAACTATGATAGTGGTCTGTTGTAGTGGTTTATCGTAATGGCAATAAGTGGATAGTATACTGTTGTAGTGCGGTAAAGACAGTAAAGTAAGTAGAGATAGTAAAGTTAGGAGAGTAATTATGTCAGAAATACCAGTAAAGACTAGCATGTTAGCAAATGGAGCTAGTACCGTAACGGTAAGAAAGAAAGTAAAGGATAGTAGAGATAGTGAAGTAAGTGGAGATAGTAAAGTAAGATATGTTAGAGAAGACCATATTGCCAATGTAGTTAGTGGAGTAAGTAAGACAGAAAGGGAAGATATTAAACAGCATGTAAGGATGTTAATGGCTAGAAGAGGTATAAGCTTAAATGCTAACATAGCTAGCATTGCTAGAATGTTAAAAGAAAAGCATAGCTCTCCTAGCTTTAAGGATAAGTTAGCTTTGTTAAGCTATGCTAACGCTATGTTAGGCTTGACTACAGAGACTGAAAAGACAGTAGAGCCTACAGTAACCAACAATACCAACATGCTTGTAGTTAACAGCATGGATGATAAGAAACTTGTTGAAATGCTAGAAGATATTGCAATTAAAACTAATGCTTACAAGGCTAGATTGTTAGCTTTACAGGAAGCTAAAGAAATATAGCTTTGTGGGTAATGTGGGGAGTTGTAGAGGGGAGAGAAGGGAGCTTTTAGCAGATGGTAACTTTCCTCTGGCAAGGCCGAAAAAATGGGTAAGCAAAAGCACTTGGTTGGAAAAGTTGGAGGGAAAAGCTTGTGGGAAGGTTTAGGTGAAAAAGCTGTCGGAAGATTTAAATTTTCGCAGATGTTTTGAACTTTCCGTCCATCCGCATTTCTGGCTTTAGCCTCAAAATACCGAAAATGAACCCGAAGAAACTGGCATATTTCGCACGGTTTGAGGCTAACTGCGTGTCGTACAACGTACATTGTGCGACATGGCTATACCACTTTGAGGCTAAACAGCATGGCTCTTGACCTTGCAAAAACCCCAATGCCTCTCTAAGCCCCTGTAATGACCAAGAAGGGCAACATGCCTCTTAGTTAAGTGCTACTATTATTTTCACTTTCAAAACCGTTTTAGACATATCTCAAAGCCTTAGAAGGGCATTGTAGAAACCGTCGAGTAATTGCAGAACAGGGGGGGGCATACACCCCTTCCGTCTGAAAAACTTTTTTTGATCTAGTCCCCCTCCAATCCGCAATAAATTTTTCAGAATAATAAGAACTTGACGTACTACCCCTAATCCGATAAACTTCGGTAATGGATACGTCACATTCTGGAAAAAAAATAATTCTAACCAACCATGCGGTTGAGAGGGGCGAGCAAGCAGGACTGAATTTCAACAAACTACTTGCCATCAGCTACCATGCAAGACCAGTACGCTTACCTCTTGGTATGGAGGCCTATAAGGGATTGAAATACGGCTTGGCAAATTCGGGTGTTTTTTACATGCGAAATAAGAACCTTCTCTTGACTTGTGTCATCGACAAACACCGCCAAACTGGAGAAGACATAGTTCTTATACTGACAGTGACTGATACAAAGAAAAACCCTGGGAAGTGGCGGGGAAGATACCAGTTGACAAGAAATGGTAAACATTGATATTGTTCTAATGGATACTTGGACAACTGAGAAAGTAGGTTGGGGAACTATATCCCTGATAGATGCTTTTTGCCTGGGTATTCGATCTAAAGAAGATGATATGAGATTGTTCGCCAGTGGACTCTTTTCCTGGGCAGGTAGAAGATAAACTGGTTACATTAAGTATCATCTTTTTTTAAAATATGGCGTACAAACCAAAAGCAGACCACGCATGGCGAAGATATAAAAACCGAAAAGAAACAGGCTCTCTTGTTGAAGCTGCAAAATCTGCGCCCCCTTTGCGTAACTTCCTTGAATCCCTGGTAAAGAATTGGGATACCTACGAAGTACCAGTTGAATACCAAGATGAATACGTTAAGCTGAAATCAATCAGCGACGAGAAGGCAGCACAATGGTTGCAATATTTCATCAAGAAAAATTGGACAAGTTTACAAGATAAAACACAATATGGCCGATAACTATTTCCACATAGATAAAGATTCCAAAGAAAAGAAAGAGTTTTTTCAAACCCCTGATGAAAAGAAGAGGCGAGAGAAAGCATTGCTTAATGAAGAAAAAGAAACCCAAGAAGTATTAGACGCTGGTCAAGACAGTACCAAGAAGGCAATTAAGGCAATAGAATCACAAGTTGGTGAAGAAGAGAAACAAAAAAAATCAGATGCAGATGAGGTGCTGAATAAGCTGGATATGTCCAGAAAATTTGCACAAACCTACAAAAGAAATCTTGCACAAGCACTCTCTGAGATACTCACACAACTTGATTGGATACGAGGATGGACGGCAGATTGCATCGTCACAAACGGTAGTCCTATAATGATTAAAGGCAAGGCTTTTGAAACAAAGAAGGGAATCCTCTTGGTTGTATGTGCTCCTAATGGCCGTGTCATGCATCAAGGGATGCTCGTTACAGGTGAGCCAATTCTTGACTACAGCGGAATAATAACAATGGCCCTCCAAGTAGAAAACACAATGGACAGTGAGCGTGGGCTACTTATGTCAAATAAAAAACCAGAAGAAGGACTCGTAGATAAAGATGGATACAAACTTAGATCGAAGTGAAATAAATAGACTCGTTGCCGATCAGCTTGAGATATTCCACGAAGTGAAGAAGCGGTATGTACTGCAAGACTTCTTTGCTTTTTGTACCGATGTTCTCAACATGAAAGATCTGCAACCCTTTCACCAGGAACTCTGCAACTTCATGCAAGATAATAAGAACAAGAAACGGCTCGTACTTCTCCCTCGTGGTCATCTCAAATCAACTATCGTAACTGTTGGCTATGCTCTCTGGCGGTTGGCACAAAATCCTAAGATTCGTATTCTTATTGCCAACGCTACCTCTCCAATGGCAGAAGCCTTCCTTTCCCAGATAAAAGCGCACCTTGAGCGTAACATATCATTCACTGAGCTATTTGGTGATTACTCAAAAGATGCTAAACGCTGGTCGGACTCGGCTATTCAACTTGCCAGACCCGATTCCTATGAATCAAAAGAAAATACCATCACTGCATTTGGTATAGGTGGAAACCTCGTATCCCAGCACTATGATGTCATCATCATGGATGACTTGGTTAACCGAGATAATATCCACACTCCAGAGCGTATCGCAGACGTTATGACCTTTTACCGTGACGTACAAGACTTGGTAGATAACCCTATAACCTCGGAGCAAATAATGATAGGTACTCGCTGGCATGAGGCCGACCTGTACGGTGTCATCATGGATGATAGCAATCCTGAGCGGTCTAAGTTTGCCATAATGAAACGTGAAGCAGTTGAAGGCGGGTATGAGATAGTCAAAAAAGAGACAGGCCACTTTGGGATTGAGGGTGGAAAGATACTGTATGAATCAAAATTTAGTAAAGAAGCCTTGGAAGGACTTATCAATGCAAAAGGATTGACTGACTTTTCCGCTCAATACCTCAATGATCCTGTTCCTTCATCAGAGGCCACCTTCAAACACGAATGGAAATACTATGAGGAAGACGATCTCCGAGGTAAGGAAGTCCATCATTTCATTACTCTTGACCCAGCGTTCTTTGATCCCGCAAAGAAGTCAACTGACCTCGACTACTGCGTATTTGTAGTGATAGCAGTGGATAACGACAACAACTGGTATATCAGAGACATTGTGCGTGATCGTATGACCCCAAAAGAGATAGTTGAGATGGTGTTTCAACTCGATACTCAATGGCATCCACGAGCATTTGGTATAGAAACAGTGGCGTTTCAGAAGATTCTTTCTTATACAGTTAAGCAAGAAATGCGAGAACGCAATAAATTTATCCCTATTGTTGAGCTCAAACATGCGGGTGCAAGTGCAAAATCAAAGTATGAGCGTATCCAATCTCTCGAACCACGATATGCCGTAGGATCAGTCCTCCACAATAGAAATACTCGCCACATAACAACGCTAGAACTTGAACTCAGACGTTTCCCAAGAGGCAGGACAGATGACGTAGCGGATGCCCTAGCCTCAATGATGGAAATTGCAATCCCACCTAAAAGATCAGGAAGACGATCAGAAGGATACCTACCGTCATATCCCGCATGACATGAAAGAATTTTAATTGTTGTGATTATGGGTTATAGTGAGAACAACTTATGGCTTCCTTCTTTTACGAAAACGACAATGCAACCATCAATAGGGAGATTACCCTCAACAGTGAGCAAACCTTCTGGAAGAATCACACGTACCGAAGATACCAACTAATGAAGGATTCTCGTGCTCAGAACAACCGTGAGCTCAAGTGGGATGAGCACCAGAAACAGTACGAAGCATGGCGACCACCAAAGAGCAGAGACGATTGGCAATCAAACATCGTACCCCCATTTACGACTTCTGTTGTTGAATCAGCGTTATCTGAAATGATTGACCAGACTCTCCAACCACAAGTCCAAGCACGAACCTCAGAGGACGTACCCGCAGCAACCATTTTGAATAAGATAAAGGAATATACCTGGGAAGTTGGAGCAGGAGATGTTGAACTATATAAATGCATTAAGCAAGTTCTCATACTCGGGACAACCGTTTGGCAAGAGTATTACCTCCAAGAGAAGAGAAAAGTTAAACTCATCGTGAGTTACGATCAGAAAACAGGGCAAGAGAAATATGAAGAGCGAGAGATCATAGACTACGATGATTGTTATGGTGAGGCAGTTAACTTGTGGGATGTCTACTTTGATCCACAAGCTCGCTCAGTAAACCTTGGCCCTTATAAATCACAAGACGTTATCCGCAGATATGTCATGCACATAGATACATTCAGAAATACGTTCGCTGGTTCTAAGTGGGATAAATGGGGGATGGTCAATAAGATTAAACCAGGTGGAGATGCAAACTACTATCAATTCTATAAACCGCCAAAGGGAATCGACCACGGCTCATACGTCGAAGTCATCTGGCATTGGATACGAAATCCAGACAGACTCGTTATTGCTGCAAACGATATGCCGTTTTATGTCGGCCCTAATCCATACAACCACAAGAAACTTCCATTTGGTGTAGGACAAGATATTGTCGATCCTTGGTCAATCTATGGCAGAGGCGAACCAGCCTTGCTTGAGTCTATCCAAGATGAATTGACCACCAACAGACGTATGAGACTGGACAGACAGAAGCTCGATGTCTACAAGATGATCTTTGTATCCAACAGAGAGTCCTTAACCGATCAAGACCTTATTCCAGCTCCTATGAAGCCAGTCTTTGTTGAAGACCCACGTAACATCCAGGCTTTTGAGTACGGTGACATCAACCCGAGTGCCTACAGAGAAGAGATGCTTCTTAAAGAAGATGGACAACGTGTGACAGGTATAGATGACCGAGCTCAAGGCGTTTCTCCAAAAGCAGGAACGGCAACTGAGGCAGCGATCCTCAAGGAAGCTACTCTCAAGCGATTGAAGACAAAGATCTGGTATCTCTCTCGAACACTTCTCATGGAGCAGATTCAGCTTCGTGTTCCAAACATCATGCAGTTCTATAAGACACCAAAGATAATCGACATAACAGGCCAGAACTCGATAGAGAAAATGATGAAGATTCGAGAGCTTGCAGAATCAAACAGGCTCTTCCAGAAGAACGGTAAATTCTACGAAATGCAGTTTAAGACTATCGTGACCAAGAATAAGGAATTAAAGCGAAGAGATAAAGAACTCCTTGTACTCGATAAGCGAGGGGATAACTTCTTTATGGTTACACCAGACCTACTCACTACATCAGGTGTTGGATTTAACTACAAGTTATCCGCTGAGCCAACATTCCCCGCATCTAAGCCGTTGCTACAGCAAAAGATGAACGAATTATTCCAGCACCCTATTATCCAAGCAGCAGTCCAGCAAGGCTACTACGATGTAAGTAAGATTGCAGACAAGATGACCGAGATGAGTGACTTTGACCCAGATGACTTCATATCTGGAGCACAATCTATGGATCAGACACAAGCATCCTTGGCCGACCCACAAAAGATGATCGAGTATGCAAGCCGAGAAAACGAAATGATGGCAAAGGGAGAAACACTGGTTGGAACTCCATTCTCGACCCCAGAGCATACACAGATTCACCTTGCTTATATGCGTTCGGAGTCTTTCAAGTCTCAAGCATCACAAGAAATACTCAGAATATTTACTCGACACGTACTTGAGGAAGCAACCAGTCAGCGTATGCGATTGAGTCAGCAACAGCTATCACCTCAACAGCAGCAACCCCAGCAAGGAACTACAGGGGAAGGGCAAGGAGCTGGTATAATGGCAGGTGATGCTAAAGCAGCAATGCCAGCGCAAGTGAGAGGTAGTGAAATGTTACCTGACTTCACCTCATAATTATGATAGAAGATGATATTTTCTCAAAAGCAAAGAAGGTAAAGACTCCAATAGAGGAGCTTGAAATTTTGGCGGATCTTGCTGATTCTGTTGCTTTTACTGTAATTAAACGTGTTGTTATACGTTATACAGAGAAAATGAGGGAACTATCCTTCTCACTAGATCAATCCAGCCCAAATTTCATACAAGATCACATACGTTGCAGAGAAAATGCAAAAGGTATGGAACTTCTGGTTAAGATAATTCAAGATTCTCGTAGAGAGAAAGCACGACTAGAAAAAGATGGCGATATATAGAAATGTTGACACCATTACATTAGTTGCGTATGATGTTTTGTAATGAGTGAACAAAATCAAAATCCAAACCCAGTACCAGTAGATCAATCTGCACAAATTGCAGCATTAAATAGTAAAGTAGAAGCACTTACTAACTACATCAGTGAGATCGGGCCATTCGTAAATGATTCCGCAACCCTTATAACTGCAATCTCAAAGAATCCAGAGCTTAAAGAGAGTGTAATGAGAGCAACTAACGACTATAGAAATCCTCCACAACCAACAGCTCAGCCAGTGCAGTCACAACAATATAGATTCGATCCATATACAGGACAGCCAATAGGAAACCCACAACCTGTTCAGCAACAGCAACAACAGCCTACTCAGGAGAAAAAAGATCCAACAATTCAAAGCATGGATATTAAGATGCGTGAAGATATCATTACGCAGATAGAGACAAAGTACGGATATTCCCAACTTCCAAAAGAAAAGAGATCTGAATTGCGTCAACAAGTGGAACAAAGATTAAAGTCTTGGAATAACAGCGTTATAACCGCTCCAATAAACCAACTTCCTAAACTTTTAGAAGATGCATATGTTCTAACAGACATCGGAAAAGCAAAAGAAGAGGGCCGTTTAGACGGTCTTATCGAAGCACGAAACAATGAATTCGGCATGTTACCTACAATGGGTAGCGTTGCACAAAAGACAGAAGATACAGGTTTGAGCTCAGAACAACAAACATTTGTGAAGAAGTGGAATCTAAACGAAGATAAAGTAGCAGATAGATTAAAAGAGTTTAAAGCTACAGGTGTTATGACATATAAGCCAAAAGAAGAGGTTGCTCGTACTCCACAACAGACCCCATCTGGCAGTCCAACTCCACCTCAGACTCAATAATTTTACATAGTTGACTCTCTCAATTATAGTTATTAGTAGATCATCTACTTAAAAAAGATGACTATTACTATTTACAAGTGAGAGGTGACAAATTATGTCAGGTTTCAGTTTCAGAAAATCACTTGATGGCACAGCAGCACCAGCGGAGCTCTCAATAGTCGGTGCTAACAGTGTTGTGTTTCAAGTGGGCGACTTAATTCGTGTTAACACAGGTGGTTTTGCAGCCCTTGCAACGACAGGGGATTTAATTTTGGGTGTAGTAACAGGTGTAACAACCGTTAATGACACACGAACAGATGCAGACACAGGAACATTGGATACCTATACAATGGCATCCAACAATCAAACAGTTGCACAACGAAAGATCAAATACATTCCAGCATTGCAGTCATATTTGTTCTATGCAGATGCAGACGGAACACTCGCTGCAACAAACTTGTTTCAATACCACGGTATTGATGACGAGAACAATCCAGACACCGCAAGCGTTGCACCAAGTGATGCAACATTGAACACATTGCGACTCATCGAACTTGACCCAGACCATGACGGAGATGCTTCAAAAGGTTTGTGGCAGATTGTTGAGACTTTCTGGGCTCAAAATTGTGGTGGTACAGTTGATACGTCAGGCATAGAAGCCTAATTATAATTAAAGGAGATTAAAACATATGTCAGCAATTAGACCAAATTTTGCCGATACACTCGCTCCAGAACTAGCGGAAGTCTTCTTTGACCGATATGAGGCAGAACCAGAAATGATGCCAAGTATCTTCAAAGTGAAGACATCTGATAGAGACAGAGAAGTTGAATCAGCAGTAAGTGGGTTTTCCCTCTTACAACAAACATCAGAATTAGGCCCTCTCGATTACGAAGATCCTAACCAGATGTACAGAACTACTTACACTCATTTGAAGTACACAAAAGGATTCAAAGTATCACAAGAGTTAGTAGAAGACGATCAGCATAATGTTATCCGATCAATGCCAGAAGCTCTCGGAAAAGCAGCAAAACGAACTCAAGAATATTGGGCTGCATCAGTATTTAACAATGCTTTTAGTACTTCATACACATCTTATGGAGATGCTAAACCATTTATTTCAACATCACATCCTCGTGCAGACGGTGGAACAGCTCAGTCAAACGCTTCCTCAACAGGAATCACATTGACCGAAACAAATCTCGAAACTGCTCGAATTGCAGCAATGAAGCAATTGGACGATAAAGGACAGAGAATTGTTATCAAACCTAATTGCTTACTCGTACCAGTAGATCTTGAAAAGACAGCTACCATCCTCGTAAACTCAATGTTGCGACCTGGAACAGCTAACAACGACTACAACATGTACAAAGGTGCATTTGATGTAAAGTCTTGGGAATACCTAACTTCAACAACAGCATGGTTTCTTCTTGATATGCGTCAACATCTCTTGTCTTGGTACTGGAGAATTCGACCTGAGTTCAAACAAGATAACGCATTTGACTCAGATGCAGCACTGTATAAGACACGAGTACGCTTTTCATTCGGATGGTCTGATTGGAGAGGAACTTACGGATCAGCAGGTGACGGAGCAGCATACAGCTCATAATCCTTGTAAAAAACAAAGATTCAAAAAAGAGAGGCGGTCTAAACAACCGCCTTCTTTTGTTCTATTCTCTTTCTTTTGAAGTAATCTCTTTGCCACAACAGATATCTATTCCAGTGACGCTTTTTATACGCATATCTCCTATGAGAATCAGAGCAGTATTTATGTTTTTGTGAGAGTGCCATTAGCTCGCATTTCTCGTAGGCACACTTCTTTATTTCTTTTACCATTGGAGTAATATACCAGCGTATCCATTATTAGGCAAGGTTTGAAGGTATTGCATCAATAAGTTATAGTTGTTTTTAGATATGGGAGTTACAAAATTCACTACATTAGATGCAATTGCAGGAAGAGTTCGTGTAGTTGCAGCATTACCTACAACGCCAGCGGGTTATTACGGAGATGGCTCGGTAGATCTTAACGGTTGGGTAGGCGGAGAAACCGTCTATTATACATCTGACGAAAAATTGTATATACAAACCAGCACATCAGGAACTACGGCCTCATGGAGAAAATTAGACTCAGCATTTGCAACATCGACAACGAGTTCAAGTACGAGTTCAAGTTCTTCAACATCGTCAACAACCAGTAGTACAACATCAACAAGTAGTTCAACTAGTTCAAGTTCAAGCTCATCGTCTACAAGTAGTTCAAGTACAACTACGATGAGTTAGGAGATTGTTTATGAGTTCATACGATAGCATAGATGCAGCAACAGGAAGAATAAAAGTAGTAGCAGGAAATCCGCTATTACCAGAGGACTATTACGGCAGTGCTGTAAGTATCTCCAACACATCATGGGTAGGTGGAGAGATTGTTTACAACACAACTGATGCACGTATCTACGTTCAAAGAAATACATCAGGTAGAACTCCAGAGTGGCGAAGAACAGCGAATAAGAACGCTTTTGGAACATCAACAACAAGTAGCTCAACAAGTTCAAGCAGTAGTTCTAGTTCAACCAGCTCTAGTTCTACTACAACAATGGCGTAATAAGGGGATAACTATATGGCAGACGTAACAACATTAGAAAGAACGAGTGCATTAAATGCTCCACTAGGGAGAATTCAGCTCGTTACATCTTTACCTCAAACACCTGAGGCATATTACGGTGGTAGTTACACACTCAAGGATTCAGGATGGCGCGGTGGCGAGATTGTTTATATAACAGGATCATCAACAGGTTCTAATAAACTCTATATCCAGACAGCAACGAGTGGAAGAACCCCAACTTGGAAGAGATTAAACCCAACATGGACGGTAGTATAATATGGCAAATACAACAGTTTTTTCTAACATAAGACCACCAGGAGAGGAATTTGAGGTAATCAAGGTTCTTTCTTCTGCTCAGGCACTAAACACAACCTCAGACGAAGTTCTTGTTTCCCACGCAAAAAACATTACTCTCTATACAGAAGGTAAAGTAACCTCAGTATCAGCGGGTGTTGTTACCTTAGAAGGATCACCAACCTCAGGACATACAGGCACATGGAAGTCATTAGGCACAGTAACAGTTCCTTCTGGAAAAGCTCTTGGAGCTGTATCAATAACAGATGGAGATGACGGCTTTCCTACTAGATTCGTTCGAGCAAGAATCTCAACGGTAATAGGAAATGGTACTATAGATGCGTACCTAATCGTACAACGATGATAAAAGATTACACATTGCCGAGTAGTTGGGACGTTGTTTGGAGTCGTCCTTATTCAAACTATGAAAAGCACCATCAGGTCTTCTGGAAACTCATTCGAGACAATAGTTCTGGTACTATTTGTGATCTTGGGGTGGGTAGTGGTTCTTGCTGGAATGATGTGGATTATAGAATCACTGGTGTAGACTTCTCATATGAAGCATGTAGGCAAGCTAAAAAAAATCTCCCCAATTCTTCTTTTATTTGTTGCGATGTTACTGATACTCCACTTAGTTCATATTTCTTTGACACTGTTGTTTTATCTGGTGTAGTTAACTATTACGAAGATCTAACGGAAATAAAGAGAGAAGCAAACAGACTAGTAAAAGACGGTGGAAAGATCCTCATAACCATAAATGTAATAAAGGATTTCCCCAACAGAACGTGGACACACGAACTGATACAAGAACAATTTTCCGATCTAGGTAAAGTATCCAGTACTTTCTATGAAAAAATAGGGTTCTTTATTGCAATAGACGTACCCTAGTGCTAACATGACACCATGACAAACGATGAAATAGATGTAATGAAAACAAGCGATTTTACTTTAGCTTCCTCGATCTTTTGCTTAGGCCATGATGTTCTAGGTATAAATAAGGAAAATCCACGAAGAGCGATATTCATATTTAAAAAAACACCTGAGCTTCAAAGAGTTGTAGACAATTTCTTCACGAATACTTTATCGGTTAATCCACTGGAGTTTGTTAATGCTCAAAGAGAACTAAGAGCTCAAATACATACCGACTTATGAAGATACTACGCAACCTGAGTAACATGAGAATAGAAACAGTATTTCAAGGAAGAAAACTCATCTTTGAGCCAAAGAGTACTATGAAGCTCGATGATTCAGTAGGAGATAAAGAGAAAGCTAAGTTTTTGATAGAGACATACGGATTCCTACGTGAAGAATATTATGACGAAAACTTTAAAGTTAAAGATATTAAAAAGGCATACGGTACGAAAGTAAGGAGATAATTATGGGATTTATCGTTCATAATCCAACAAAAACAACTATAAGAGATTATCCTGTTGAAGACACAGCAACTAAAGAAGTTCGATTGTGGTCAATCTACCCAGGAGAAACCCTAGAATTTCCAGATGCAGTTGGAAAATACTTAGTAGATATCTACGGATTCCTACAAAGAATTGTTACAAAAGAACAACTTAAAAGAGAGAAAGAACACGAAGAAGCAATGTTGAAGGGCAAGCAATTCACGCAAGTAAAAGTTGTAGACAACATATCTCGTGCAGACGAAGTCGTTAAAGCAGGAGAAGATACGGTACAGCAAGCAGAAAGTACTTTATCTGAGGATGCTCCAGAGAAAGCAGTTATAGAACGCCCACGTACATGCAAAGAATGTGGTGCAGAATTTGCAACAGACAGAGCATTAAAATTACATCATGCGAGTATTCATTTAAAGATCTAGTATGCAGACAATAACGATAGATGGAAAAGAATATGTATTGATTCCCAGAGAGCAGCTACAACCTGTTCCAGAGCCCGCACAATCGGTTCTAGCAGACTTTGTAGAGCTTTCTGATACGTACGTTGACGATGGATTATCTAGTCATAAAGACAAGCAAGCAGCCATACAGGTTGTTGAGCAGACAAACATAGTTGATGAAGCCCCAACTGTTAAAAAAGCAGATGGGAAAGAGTATGAGTATAGAACAAGATTTCTCAATCACGAGCTCATTCCCTCAGATGTCTTCTCTGTAAATAGAGGTGTTATGAACGCAGTTAAGAGATACAAAGATGTGGGTTCTATCGAAGCAGACAAATCACGGCCTCCAGAGCATCAGATGTTTTATGGTGAGGGGCTAACATCGGAAGGTTCGGGAATGTATTGACGTATCCCTTATTGACCAATATACTGAAAAAAATAAATGAAATGACATCATATGAAAATAGCAGTCCTGACTACTTTCGGTTCTTGGAGTTCTTCTTACAGTCCATGTAATGTTGTTGAATATCAACTAAAGTCTCTCGTACGTTACGGCTATAGCCCTGTTTTATTCACACTTGATGTTTTCCCAAAAGATTTCTTAATTGAAGGTGTTGAGGTACGTAGAGTATTACCCGCTATAGCTTTTGAACCATACCAAGGCATAGCTTCTCATAGGAATGTTCCTAACTCATTTGAAAAAGACGTTGCAAAAATAGTACCCGCAATGGATCAACACTTTAAGGATATAGATATATTCCTCTCTCACGATGTCATCTTTCAAGATTCTTTCCTTGCATACAATGCAGCACTAAGAAAAACTATACTTAATCCAAGACAGAAGTTTTTTCATTGGACACACTCAGGGCCTTCTATTCATCAGGAAGTACCCGAACCAATAAGTTATCTCTATTCTCTTCCTCCCCAATCAAGACTCGTCTACATGAATAGCTACGACACCGTACGAATGGCTGAGATGTATGGAACAACAATAGATAATGTTCGGGTTGTTCATAACCCCATAGATTACAGTGCTTCAAAGAATCTCCATCCTCTCACAAAAACAATAGTTCAAAACTACGGACTCAATAGTGCAGATGTTGTCGCTGTATACCCATTATCCACTACACGTATGGGATCAGGTGGTAAGCAACTACACAAGGCAATAAAGGTAATGGCATACATTAAAGAACTTGGTTTCAGTGTTCGCTATGTTGTCTGTAACGCTCATGCAAACGGGGATAGAGAGAAGCAAGCAATAGAGTCAATGAGAGGACTTGCAGAGTCGTACGGTTTGGAGAGACAAGAGATTGTATTTACTTCAACGATAGGTAAAGAGTGGGAACACGGAGTTCCGCATGAAGTAGTAACACAGCTAATGGCACATTCTGACATATTCCTGTTTCCTTCTGTATCAGAAAACGCTCCACTTGTTCTATTGGAGGCAGCTTTAGGAAAGAATCTCTTAGTCCTCAATGAAGATTTCTCCCCTATGAAAGACTTTGTTGGCCCTAATGCTCTATATTTCAAGTTCGATTCAGTAACAACAGTGACAAGTCATCCAGCAGGTGAGGAGAGTTACTATCGGGATGTTGCAAAGATAATAATGGCAGAGCTTTTAAATAACAGGATATACAAGGCACATAAGGTAATTAAGCAAGAATTTAATATAGATTACATATTTAAACGCCAGCTCGAACCTCTCTTCTTTGAACAGTGGGGAGATGCTTCTGAGGGTAGTATTAGCATTAATACGCCGTCAACGCCCTTAGAGGTATCTCTTCCTGTTGAAACAACAGAATTACATGAGAAAAAGGAGAAAAAATATGAGTGGTGGTGAGCAATACATAGAAAATGAAGAGAAGAGAGACTTCCCAGATTTCGATTTAGTTCATAAGCGTTTTGAGAATAGCGGGACTATAAAGGCAGAGAGTCAGATACGTATGTATAAATCTATCTCTAACGTCTGGGCGGTAGGGAAGATTGTTGTAGATGTTGGTTGCGGAATCGGAGTAGGCTCAAATATCCTCGGGTGGAACGCTCTTGGTGTTTATGGTGTAGACAGTAATCCTAAAAATGTATCTGTTGCACGACAACTCTACGAGTCCCCAACAATAAAATTTGATGAGTACGACATATTAAATCCACCAGAACGTCCTATCGCTACAGCAGATATCGTTACCTGTATTGAGGTCATAGAGCACGTTAAAGACTACGATCTATTCTTGGATAACCTAAAGAAATTCCACGACAACAAACGAAGAACAGTATTCTTCATCTCATCACCAAATAGAAATTCAGAGAACTTAAAACAAGATAGGCCACGAAACGAGTACCACGTTAGAGAATGGCAAGCAGGAGAGTTTTATGATGTTCTCACAAGACACTTTAAGTCAGTAGTTTTATATGATGCTCAGATTTTAGACACCTTTGAAATAGAAGAGACAGTAGATGGCAATTCAAAATCAACTCCAATATTAGCAAAAGTTGAGGGTATATTATGAGAAACGACAAAATACTTATCATAGGCGCTGGTTTCATATCGTCTAAAATCGTAGAGGCTCTAAAGGCGCACGAAGGAGTTTCAGTCGAGGTGGTAGATCTATCAACAGGATTTGATATTCGTACAAAGTTTGTTGTTGCTAAAAAGATTAAAGATTTTAAAGGAGATAAAGTTCTCCTTATGGCAGCAATATCAGATCTTAATGTGTTCCATGCAGATCCACAAAACGGTTTTGCAGTAAACATTGACGGCACTTGGAATGTTGCGAAAGCGTGTATGGATAATAATAAGTCTCTCTATTACATATCTACTTGTTGCGTATATGGAAATACCTCAGATCTCCCTTCAAGTGAGGCTTCAAGACCTGAACCCTCTGAGATATATGCAGCTTGTAAGCTCGCAGGTG